GAAAAGTTAGTTCCAAGCTTGTGATTCTGAGCAAGCGGCGTTGAGTAGAGTTGCGCGATTTGGGCCATCTGCTTACCGGAAAGACCGAGAGCATCGGCTTGGTCTCCAACTCTTTCCATGAGGAAATTCGACGCCTCTAATTGCTCATTAAATCCGTCGATATGACCGGTTAGAGCATTAAAATTTGAGCTGATCGAATTAACAAAGCCAATTGATCCGAGGTCAAAATCTTCATTCAAGCGAACTGCTTGAGCCAAAATACTAAGAAGACCGCCAGACCCGAGACCGAGTTTGGCGATTAGTCCAGTGGCGAGATAATTTAAACTTGATCCAGCAGCATCAGCCGAGTGACTAAGGTCATCGACTGCCGATCCTAATGCATTGGTGTTGAAAATGGCTTGACCAACATCAAAACGAAACTCAGTTGCTACTGTAAAAAGTTCTTCAATCATTGCTCCCCGCCACTTTCTGCTTTGAGGATTTCTGATAGTTTGTCAACGAATTCATCATACTGCCAAACTTTCATTTTCCTGATGTCATCAGGTCTTAAGCTTGTATATCGACAAATCCAGGCATATTGACGCCACAAATTTCTTGAATTTGTGCCTATAGAGCAAAAGCCACCAGCTCTATCGACGCTTCCTTTGACTCAGCACCAACCATTTTTGAAACTGCTCTAACGACCTCGCCATACTCTTGCATATTCAAAAATGCTTTCAAGTTTTCCTTGTCGGCCAATTTCAAAACATGATCGTCAATTTTAACAATCAACGTTTTGATCAATTCTTTTTGAGTTAGAACGTTTAACAAAGCTGCGCTATCACCAGCTCTTGACGCTACTTTTTCCGCGCATTTCTCAGTATCGTCAATCGTCATCTCTCGAATCAGGACTGTTTTCCCACTTGAAAGCGTAGCTTTCACGCACATTACTTCTGTTGCCATATTTTGCCGACTCCCAGCGGCTGTTTTGTTTAAGTGCGGGTAGTTTTTTCCTAGCCCTACCCGCGCGGCTAGAGGAGACGTTACAGCGGTTTACGCTGCATCGCCTGGAAATCTAAACGCTTTGTCATTTTCTCTTGCAGGCCGGCTTGGTCTTTCGACATTTTGAATTGCATATCAAAATATCCGTAAGATTGCGATTTCCCGTCAGCATAGTTTTCTGTCGATACCATTGCGTAATCTGAAACGCCGATCCCGTTTAGGTTATTGGTGCAAAGAGCATCAATAAACAAATCGATACCGGCATCTTTAACTTCGCATTCGATATTGCCAGACCAGCCTTCAATTGCTTGATCGCCTTCCGGGACCGGATCACCGAGATAATACGATTTCATAAACGTACTATCTTGATTCACCGCGAGCTTTTTAATAGCTACAAAATTTGTAGGGTTACCATCTTGCAGAAAATTTATCTGCCCTTGGTGACCTCTAATTGATGAGCCAGTTGCCATAATTAAAACCTTTCTTAGCTGTTCGCTACTGTTACAACGACCGATTCACCGATCAGAGCTTGCAGAACGATGAACCGCATCGAACTGTAAATCCTGCGCTTATAAATGATAAGAAACTGACCTGCTGCAACCGTATCGTCAGTGTTCAAGGAATTGGTGTCGATAATCGACGCTTTGCCAGTGCTTACTTCAGCATCGCTCGGAACCAAGCCTGCTTTTTCCATCTTGGTATTGAACGTACTGATTGCGATATTTGCATTGTTGCGATTCTTCAGACTATTGATCCCGCCTTGATAGTTGGTCAAAAACACTCCCAAGCTTTGGCAAATGTAATCGGCCATCCTTCGACGGAAAACCATAATCAAAGAGCTGTCCGCAATCTGGGTAACGACGCCAGACATGACGCGAATTCCGAATTCGGCGTCAACCGTAAATGCAGAGATCCCGGCATTCATCAAATTGATGTAATCCGAACGCTGGAGCGGTACGGCCACGTCAAGAGAGTCAATACCGGCAAGATATTGCGCATTTCCAACATAAGACGGGTCAATGTTCGGCGCAATCTGCGAAAGCAAGCTTGCGTAGAAACTCGACGGCTGCACAAGAGTTTCAACGTTGTTGATATTCGTATAAACATACGGATACGAATAAATTATCCGGCCCTGAGTGTCGCGATAGCTCGCAACATCAGTGACATCCGTTGAGACCGAATCACCAGATGCACCGCAAATGATCGCCATTTTGTCAGTCGTCGCGGCCATCGACGTTTTCAAATAACCTTTGACAGTTGAATTTGAAATGTCACACCAAATGACATTGCCGACAAATTGCGACTGGCAGTGGTTGATGATCGCCGTTTGATAATCGGTATTTGCAACAGTTCCGTTTGATCCGCTTGCGAGAGCGGTCGCCGCTTGCGTTGACGGTTCAGCAGCGGTCGAACTCACGGTTGCCGTAATCAAATTGGATGCGGCAAAAGAGGTTCCTACTGCGGAAATTACAACGTTGTCATAAACTTCAGTCGGCCATACGCTTCCTGCGTTGTTATCCGTGATCGTATATTTCGAACCTGCGGTTGTTCCTGCGGCGATTGTAACCGTGATGTTATTTCCGTAAGCTCCAGACCACAGAGCCGTAAACGTGATCCGAGTTACTGTAGAGCTCGCGCATGCAAGAGTCGCATTCGCCCCGCCGCTCGCTGCGATTACGCGAACGATTTTCAACAGGCCGAATTTTTTATTTTGAAGCTCCTGCATTCCGGTAGTCATCAGCGTCCCGTAGAGCTGATTCAACTGTTGAGTTGAGCCTACCGACTGAATGCCCGGCGCGCCTCGCTCAAATATCCCGACCAATATGCAAGTATTGGCTGATACGCCAACAACTGACGGTGGCGGCGCTGTTTCATCAATATAAACGCCATCGAGCGCGGTCCAATCCGTTGGATTGGTCGAATCAAGAATTCCCATTACTCTCCTCCTTGGAGATTAAAAATTCTCGTCGTGAGAATTCATCCAGCTTTATGGCTGAAAATATGTAAAATCGTCTGTTTCTTGAGTGTCATCTGACAGAGCTGCCGCCTGGGCAGTTGCCTGATTGAAGACTTGTAACTGAGTAATAGCATAATATGTCCGTTGCGTTATTTCACGACAATTCATAAGCACGGTTATTTTTTCCCGTCTTTCTTGTCGTTCTGCCGCTGCGGAATCATCTACGCATTGAACGCTGTCAATTTCATAACGGCACCACTCATTGAAATGAGCGGCCATTTGTAGAGACAACCCGTCAGGTTGGTTGTTTCCTGCGGCGTCTTGTTGCGAATTAAAAAGATTCAAAATCAAAGTCGTGTAATTCTGCCGCTCTGATTTGTTTCTAGTCCATAGGTCTAGTTGAAAAGTATCATCCCAATCAGCAACGTATAAATTCGCGGTGACCTGGCCGGCATCGTTTGGTGAAGTAACTGCGGTTTGAATTGCGTTTGCTTGCGGCGTGCGCTTTGGTTTGTTTGTTGAAATCGTCAAACTTGGCATCGCCAAAGTTTGATTCGAATATGGAAATTCGTCGAGCACAGTTAGACCAGAAATCTGCGCTTTAATAAATGCAACTAGAGTTGCTTTCGCGATATCCGCAACGTCAGATAGACTCATATTGATTCGCCACGTTGTAGTGCTTCCTTTATATTGGCAATGATGGCCGGAATCATGTTGAGCATGATGTGTTTTGGTTGCTGGCCTTCTCTTGCAATTTTTGCTTGCACTGCTTTCGCTAATGCCCAAACATGCGAATCATAATCAGGAGGTTGTGAAGATGATCCGGTTACCCGTTTTGCCCATGCTAATAATGGTCCTATTGGCATTTGATGCGGTCGCGCTCCGTATTCAATTACGCCAGCATATGGAGCGTAATTACCAAGTAAAACAGATTGCTCCATTACGGTCATATCCCAAGAAGCAGCATACAAACCAGTATCCACAGGAGAAGCCGCAACAAGATCAGGAATAGACCGAGCGATGCCGCTAATGACAGCTTTACGACGGGATGCCAGAGACGCATTGGCAAAATCTCCCAGTTCTTTTGAGAAGTCATTTAGGTCGACGATCTTTCGCTGGCTCATTTTTTCTTCACACCAGAAGATGCGCCAATCACCGATCCCAAAATTGCTGAAGTAACAGGACCCCCAACGCCCAGGCGAAGCATGCCAAGTGTGCCACCGCCCACAGCGCCGATTGCTGCATTTCTAACCGTATGATCTGGGGTAGATGATTTATGACCAGCTTTAGCGGCAATTGACTTAGCCTTAGCTACAGCTCCTTGACCATGCTGATGTGCTTTCGCAAAAAATGCTTTTCTCTGTGCTGGTGTCATTACTTCCTCCCCATAAAATTTCTTATCGGCGCCCCTGCTCTTTTTGCAGCAGCGCGAACTTTTCCGCTTTTTAATGCTTTTGTCGCTCCCCGAAGCAATGGTTTTCCAGCCATCTGACCAGCGGCCCCAGCGAAATCATTTGTAACCGTTCGAACAACGCCAGCCATGCCAGAATTCTGTTGTCTTCCATATTGAATACCATTCGCGATGCTAGCCGCTCCGCTCGCCAAATTTAAAGCAAGCCTGGCCTTTGGTCTCTTGCTCAAAGCCATACTCAATGCGCCACCGGCAGCAAATGCCAAATGATGACTTCCGGAGAAAACTGGAGCTGGCGCAGAAGGCCGAGGATTTTTACTTGCGCCGCTTTGATTATCTGGAATATGAATCACTCTTCCATTATGCCTGATGAATCCCATCTCAACCGCCTGTATGTTTTTTCAAAAATGAAGTAACCCTCAATAAATTATCTGATCGGTTGACGTGTTTTAACGCCTTCTCTCTTCCATAGAAACCAACACCAGCAGCAACCAATCCAGCGCCTACGCCAATTCTTCCGCCGATTTTCATTTTTTTAGCAATGCTCAATAGTGAATGCCCTTTTTTGTAGTTGGACAATCCTCCTATTTTAAATTGCTTCATTGCTGCGTGCTCAACTCCACCATGCAAGAAAGCAGACATTGCCCCGCCAGTTGCCGCAATAGTTCCACCAGCGGCAATAGATCCATATTTTTTAAATTCAGAATTAGCTTTTTTGTTATAATCCTGAGCGCCTTCATGTGCAGCATCAAGAATTGCTTTTCCGCTAGCCAATGTTGCGCCAGTCGCCACCAGCTTCTCAAACAAACCAAATCCTTTTTTAACCTGATCCTTTTGACCCTGGCTAAGATTTGCGTTGTAGGCGTCATTTAGAGCTTTTGCGCCTTCGTTTGTTCCGTGCGCAATCGCAGCGTTTACTGATCGCTTTGCATTCTGCTTTGCCGCTGCAATATCATGATCGTCATAAATAGGAATGACTCGACCATTTTTTCGAATGAATTTCATTCTTCCATCACTCCTAATGCCTTACGGGCAAATGACAAAATTTTCTTTGAATTCCTGGCGATCGCCGAGCCGGTCCCTTTTAGATTCGCCCGGCCGGCCGCAGTTCCAAGCGATACCGCGCCATAAGTGCCCCAGCCGAGAGCTTGATTGGTCAGCTCCTGCTTAGCGATTCCTTTGGCTCGTTGGCGTCTCATCCCGCGCCCAGCGTAGGCTGCGGCACCGGCACCGGTAATCACAGCCTCGCCACCGAAATGCAATGCTGTGCTCGCAGCGAATCCCTTAGCCGTTCCCGGAATCAATGCCGACGCAGCACCCTCGCCGACAGCGAGCGCCTCTGATCCGTACTTCAACATGAAATTCGGTTTAACCGATTGGTTTTTGGTGATTTTCTTGGCAATCGCGTGAAGAGTCGGCGACTTCGGTGGCGGTTCTTTACTCGCCTGATGTAAAGCACCAGCCGCCGCAACAGCTCCGGCACCAGATGCCGCCCGAATCGGAATCCGCTTCCCGTTCTTCATGATGAATCGAATTGCGGTATCCATCATCCACCTTTTCGCTAGCCATTTAGAGTGGTCCAGGACCCTTTTGATATCGGCCAGCGTCTGCGTTCAGTTCAGAACTGATCGATCCGCGTTTTGCTTCATTAACAGGATTATAGCCTCGGTCGTGAGACTTGGCCATGAGCTGAGAATCGGTATCGGGCGAAATCGGCGCGCCTGATCCTTTGCTAGCTTGAACCGCGACTTTTTGGGCACCTTGCAAGATTGCTTTTCCTTCGGATGCTGACATTTAGCTTTCCCCTTTTTATTACTTGATATTAACATAATCAACAATCAATATTGTCTCATGAAAAATAAAGAAATAGCAAGACATGGTCATACCTCTAGACTCGGAGTTAGTCCAACTTATTCATCATGGCATAGCATGAAGGCTAGATGTCTAAATAAAAAAGTTCACACATATAAATACTACGGCGGGAGAGGAATTACAGTTTGCGAAAGATGGTTGAAATTTGAAAACTTCCTTGAAGACATGGGCGAAAGACCTAATGGATTCTCTATTGATAGAATAGACAATAATGGAAATTACGAACATAGCAATTGCCGATGGACAACGCAAAAAGAACAACAAAGAAATAAAGGCAAATCATCGCAATCAACTTCAAAATATATTGGTGTTTCTTATTGTGATGTAAATAAAAAATGGATATCTACAATGAGCGTAATTACAAGAACAAATAAAACAATTAGAAAAAATCTAGGAAGATTAATTTTATACAACGGCACAGATCAAAAATTGAATTTTAATAACGAGTCTGATTAGTCAATTCCCTCAATTGAATTTTCCATGTAACGTAATTCTCAGTAACATTTATTACTTGGTAAACCTTTTGGCCAACGAGAAATAAATTCTCTATATTTGCCGCCGTACTAGACCCATCAAGTTGCGATTCAGTAAAAGACTGTTTGGAAACTGCTTTCAAAATGATATCGCCCTGCTTTACAACTCCACCCTCGCGCAAATTTATATTTTGGCTTAGGTCGACAATGTTTGGCGTAGGCAATACTTGAGTCAAAACGTCTTTCGGGACGCCAGAAATATCCGCGGATTGAGTGGCGTAAGTGTCGTCAGTGTACCAAGTGCGCTGCAAGAAAAAGACTTTTTCCTTGGTCGCGCCAATCGAATCACGAATACCAAGAAGCGCATTCGTGTTTGGCAAAAGTGACGATATTATTCCACTCATACGCAAAGCCCAATCGAATTTCCGCCGCTTGCTCCAACATATGGAATATCGATATGCTGTGCGATTTCTCGCGCAATTCTTTTCCGCTCTCTTCGCAAGTCTTCAAGCTCTCTTCGATTGATCGTAATATCGTCAATCTTTTCAGCCGTCAAACGAGTGATAGCGGCGTTCATTTGCAGCTCGATAGCAGCCACTTGCACTAAGTAGCCACGCACGAGATTTTCGGTATCGGGCGGGAGTTGGTGAAGCCGGTCATTCATCACTTTATCGTAAATGACTGATCCGGCTTGTATCGACTTCCCGCCGTAACCTAGCAACTGAACAATTTTATTTTGTTCCGTGCTCGTCAGCATTTTCAGCCTTCAGCGGTTGCGGTTTTCCCGCCTCCGCGTCTGCCGCGTCTTTTGCCACTTTGGCATGAACGCGTGCATGGTTATCGGCATGCGCCTTTGCTTTGTTTACAGCAATCTGTTTTTTAGCATCAGCGCGACGTCGATGGTCCATCAATCCCATTTTGCCGCCTTTCTGCGATTACAGATTGTAAAACTCAACAAGGACGATTGCGTTTGTGAGAACCAAATGCGCTGCGCTTGCAGTACCAGCAATTTTGACGTTCAACATCGTGCCCGCGGGCACGTCTGTTTCAAATCCGCCGACCTGATCTTCATCCTCGCCGCCACTTGACAGTGTGTTCGAGTAATCAGTCTGACCAGATGCCGGAGCCGCATCAAATGCAGTACCGCCGCCAGAAGCCAATGCCAGACTGGTTTGAGTCAATGCAGCCAAAGCCGCTTTAACCGCGCCGCTTGCGTAGGAAACTGGAGTTGTGGCGTTATCTTGCAGAGTCAGCGTGAAATAATCGGCAGTTGTGCCGGTAAATCCAAGCTGATCGACAAGATAGACGTTTTTGATTCTCGACCGTTTGCGGAAATAAATTCCGGGAACCGTGGCCGCTGCGCCGGATGCTTGCGAGCCGACATAAATCGGCGCAACCTGGGGATTTCTTTCGTTATTTTGAAACATTTTCTATTTCCCCTTATCCGTTCGCCGTTACGGTGCGTAACAGAGCAGTTTTCTTGAACAACGAATTGATAGTCTGGTCGAACGATTTCGTTCCATACCATTGATCGCCAGCATAAACCCATTGGCGATGTAGCATGTCGTAATCCGATTCGACTTCCATCTCCTGCTTAACCATGAATCCAAATGCGTTGGATTTCAAAACCCAAGCGTCATATGCATTCAGTGAGTTAATTTGGCCAGCGGTATTTTTGCCGACAGTATCGACAGAAATTACAGCCACGCCAGCAAGACGGCCTTCGAATCCTTCGACCATGAACATTGGATCGAGCGCGTTTGCGACCAAGAAACCTGCGGTCGTGTCGGTCATCATATCCAAGAACTGCATCGAGTGCATGAACGTGACGACTGAATCTTTGTGCTTGTCACCAAACGCAACGATTTTGCCGATGTTCAAAACACGGATGTTCATATTGGAGTATGAATTTCCAGACCCCGAAGTGTAACCAGTCGTGTACGAGCTTGCGAGCGCAACGTAAAGATCCTGATCGACCTTTTCCGCCATTACTCGTCCGATTTGCTCTTGGACTTCCTGAATGATTCGCTCGGTGCGAGCAGCAGAAACTTTGAAAGCCTTTTTGGACACGCCAACGGCTTTCGAAACTTCAGAGCAAGTCACGCTGAACGAATTGTCAGTCAGGTTGTCAACGATCAAACCTTCGTCTTCTGACGGCGTTTGCGCTGCGCCGATTGCGGTGAAATATGGAAAATTCTGCGTGAGACCTGGCGCAGCAGTTAAGCTGTCATCTCGAAGCGCGAAAGCTCCATAGACCAATTTCCTGTCGAAATAGGACATGATGTGATCTTGCCAAACCTTCGGCGCAAATGCGAAGTCGGCGGCTACGGTTGCGGGCATTTAAATTCTCCTTCAAACAAATTTCTTTTTTGCCTTCGCAAGCTTCATAAATTCCTCATATTGAGCGGCATTCTTCAGATAAAAATTGCTGCGTTCAATAACGCCCATTGCGCAAAATTTCTCCAAGGTCATGTCACCAGTTGCGGCAGGGTCCGGCGTAACTATTGGTTTGCCATTTTTGTCGAGAACCGTAGAATTTGCCGGAGTTTTTTTACCGCCAAATCCTTTCGCTTCTTTAACAATTTCGGCCAGCTTTTCGTCAGAAATTTCTTCGCCTTCACCTAACTCATTTACCGCTTCTGAAATCAAAAACTGGTAATACTTAAGACCTTCTTTCGGAATCCCATGCTCAATCGCGGACTCTAAGACAGCACTGTGAAAAGCTAAACTTTCATTCTGGGCCGTGGTCGCGGCTAATTTTTCTTCCGGCTTTTCTTCTTCGAGAAGACCAGCGGCTTTCAAAATAGCCTTTGTGCGCTCTTGCTCGGCAGTAACTTTGGACGCCAGGTCCTTGTTCTTGTTCCGATGCCCCGCATTTTCCTTTCGGAGTTTTGCGAGATACGCTTTTGTTTTTTCGTCGAGTTTCGATTCGTCAGGATCGCCACTCGCTTTTGCTGCTTCGGCTGCGACTGCTTCGTCATACGCTGTTTGCGCTGCTTCTGCGGTCGCCTTCAAAGCCGCATCTTCTGGTTTCGCCGCCAGGGCGACCAGTGCGGCGTCGAGCGCCGCTTTCAGTTCCTCAACTGTCATTTTTTTTATCCTCCTGGGATTTCTAAATGATACGAGCACCGCGGTTGCCGCACAATGACAAACAATTGACATCTCTATTGACAGATTATTGACAGTTAA